TTGTGTACGGAAACGGGAAACGGGCGCTTTTGCATTGTGTAAACGGCAGTTTTTTTAGGAGTTGAGAATGTACAAAGTAAAGGTATACGTAGAGCACGGATACTTCGAGTATTCGGTTTCTCAAATGTCAAGCGCTCTTGAGCACGCTCAGGTGATCATGGCAAGCGGGGTTTACAGGCGGTCAAACGCTTCAGGAGACGTTGAGTTCTATAAGCCGGCGAAGGTAAAGGTCTGTGGAGAGGGCTTAGCTTCTGAGTATCCTGATGAATTCAAGAGAACCTGAATAAATAGGTTGACCTGCTGAAAATGCAGGTCTAACCTAATACAAATTAACGAGTGAGGCGGGTATGAAGCAAATTATTTTAGGGTTTTTGTTCTACGCAATTGGGGTTGCATGCTTGGTTACTTCCGGATCAGAATTTTGGCTTGGTTTAACAGCATTCGTGATGATTGCAATTGGCGGGAAATATGAAGATCGCGGTGTGAGGAGTTTGAAATGATAAACGTCGTGGTGAAATGGCAAGACGGTGGGCCAGCACACTTCAAACCCGGCCAATTCCTCCTATACGAATCCGGAGCATACGCGCTGGTAGGCAGCAATACCGCTATAACTTCAATGCAGAAGATCGTAAAGCACACTACGCTGATTGAGGCGCATGAGTTGGAGTGGTTGCAGTCGATGGCTGTAGACAGGTCGCTAGGGGTGTTGAAATGAGCAAGCCTGATTGGAAGGATGCGCCAGAAGGTGCAACACATAGACACTCAAAGTCGATGGCTGCTCACTGGTACAAAATTATTGACGGTGTCTGGCATTATCACTACGCCAGAAATGTTTGGGTTCGCTCAACTAGCCTTCCCGACATTACTGATTATCTGGAGCCGCGCCCATGACAACCCTAATCCTAATCTGGCTAGCAGTAGGCTTCTTCAGCTACTGGCCTTTGGTATGGCACTACAAGATCGCAGAGCAGGGCAAGTGGTACGAATGGTTATGCGCATGGGCAGTATGGTCCGTATGCTGGCCGTACCGCTACACAATGGATGCTTGGTATTGGTGGAGGGCGAAGAAGTGAGCTTAGTATTCGATGATATTGATGAGTTCAATAGGGCGGTTGAGTATTTCATAGCGAACAATCTAGTATTCGAAGCCGAGACTACTAGTGAATACGTTGGCGATATGGGTGATGGTGGTAATCTTTATGAAGACTCAACAACCGTCCGAGTATTGCTTAGGGATAAGCAGATAGGAGCATTTGACGTATGACCACAATCAACGACCTAGAACAAATCAACACAATGGCCATGATGACCATGTGCGAGCTTGGGTATGCGCGGTATGAGAGGTTTTTGTCGAAGCTGAAGCTGGACGACAATGCCGGCGACATCCTGCGCAAGTTCATCCATGACAACGTTGAGAAGGAGCACGAGCTAGAATTGCGAATCAGAGTGGCGCCGAAGTACAAGTCGCATTAGTAGCTTGTGATATTATTGGTTCGCGGCTAGGGAATGCAACCCGAAAGACCCTTTAGCAAGGTTTGCCGCAAATCATCAAGCTAATCAAATGGTCGCTAACCCATGTCAGAACAGATTTATCTGCACCTAATTTCGTACAAACAAGCAAAATTCGCAGGACACCAAAAATACTTCGACGGTTCTCCTTGCTTCAAGGGTCACTTATGTGAAAAGACCTTGAGCGGAGAATGCTTGACGTGTCGATCAGAAGTAAAGAAAAAGAGAGTCTCTAAATACAGCCCAAATAAGGCGCCGCTAACAGAAGATCAAATCGCAGCAAAGAAGATACGAGCGGCGAAATATAGGGCTGCGCATCCAGAGCAAAAGAACGCTGACAACGCAAGGCGCAGAGCTAATCGCCTTAGGGTAGACGGAAAATTCATAGGGGAGCACATCCTCAAGATGATTGATGTGCAGGAAGGAAAATGCAATTCATGCTTTAGCTATCTAGTGATCGAAGGTAAAAACAATTATCACGTAGATCACATCATGCCTCTTGTGCTCGGAGGATCTAACTGGCCGGATAACCTACAGCTCCTATGCCCGCGATGCAATATGAAAAAAGGATCGAAACATCCAGATGAATGGCGCACAATCGTTGAATCTGGTGTACACTTAGCTCCGTAGAAAGTCACATGGTCCCCCCTCCCATTGTGATGCTCCAAACCCTTAGCCAATCGTGAACCGTCCGATTGGCTTTTTTTATGCATGCTTTTCTTAAGAATGCGCATTAAATTACAGTTTTCGTTAATTTCTTATGGAATATTTGCACTTTGGTGCAGATGTGCTACATTTTCTTAGCGGCGTTATAGCTACCCAAGCAAAAACACGGCCCATCTCGCATGATTCAGTGATCCTGATAGTGTGCTGAGGGGTTTTTTGTGTGCCCGCGAAAAAGTAATATCACAAAGCCACCGAACTCAAACTGCTACAATTAGGTCAAACTAGGTACATTCCCCCTATCAGACCCATCCCATGAAGAAGTCACCAATGAGCGACCCTACTAGCGACCCAAGCGTAATTGCTCAGTTTTGGGCGAGTCTTCCGGAGCCAATCAAGGCCGCAATAATGAACGTTATCCTCTCGACAGTGATGGCTTTCCGGAACAAAGAGCGCACCTTCTGGACTTCTTTTTGGGAGGTGACTAGCGGCGGTGTAATTACATTCGTCGTTGGCTCGACGGTTGAGGCGTTCGGATTCTCTAGCGGCTGGGGATTCGCGATTGGTGGCGCCATTGCAGTGTTCGGCATTGACCAGGCGAAGGCATTTGCGGCTAAGTTTGCCACCAAGAAGGCCGATATAAGCGGTTAATGGTAAGATAAGTCCTCTAATGGAGGGCTTTTTTATGGCTAATAAGCCAGTAGTACACACCGGGGATAAGACTTCTGCTGTCGGGCGTACTCGGATGTTTGAGACGCCGGATGATCTTCAAAGCGCGTGCGAGGAATACCTTGCATGGAACGAAGCCAACCCGCTGATCGAGGAAAAACCATTCTGCTTTCAAGGCCAGATCATAATGGCCGAATTGCAGAAGCCTCGTGCGCCATCAATTGTCGCCCTCTGCACACACCTTGGCATTCATCGGCATACCTGGCAGAACTATCGGATCTCCGAAGAGTTCGACATGGTTTGCGAAGAGATTGAGGCCCGCATGCGAACGTTCAAGTTCGAGCGTGCGGTTGCTGGCCTGATGAACTCGACGCTCATTGCCCGCGATCTTGGCCTTGTTGATAAGCAAGAGGTCAAGCACTCCAGCGACGGCACTATGCTGCCTAACCGCATCGAGCTAGTAGCAGGCAAGGAATGACTACTGCGCAAATTCGGCTGCCTCCTAAGATGCTGGAGGTATTCAGCCATCCTCGCGGGACTGTGCGCTATCGTGGCGCAAGGGGCGGAAGGGGGTCGGGCAAATCATTCTCCTTTGCGAAGATGGCCGCGATTTGGGGGGTCATTGAACCTCTGCGCATCCTCTGCACTCGCGAACTCCAGGCATCGATCAAGGAGTCATTCCACGCTGAGCTGAAGAACGCCATTGCATCCGAGCCGTGGCTTGAGGCTGCCTATGATGTAGGAGTCGATTATCTGCGAGGGAAGAACGGGACCGAGTTTCTATTCAAGGGTCTGCGCCATAACATCGGCTCTATCAAGTCGCTTGCTCAGATAGATTTGTGCATAGTGGAAGAAGCTGAGGATATCCCCGAGGCTTCTTGGCAAGCGCTGGAGCCAACCATTCGTGCGCCTGGCTCCGAGATTTGGGTCGTTTGGAACCCGAGATTAGACGGTAGCCCCGTCGATCAGAGATTCGTAAAGAATCAACCGCCGCGATCCTGCATCGTGGAAATGAACTATTCCGACAATCCGTGGTTTCCGCTTGAGCTTGAGGAGCAGCGACTACACGCACTCAAGACGATGGATAGCGCGACGTATGCGCATATTTGGGAAGGCGACTACCTTAGCCGTACTGATGCCCAGGTATTCGCCGGCAAGTCACGCATTGCCGACTTCGAGCCGCAGCCTGATTGGGATGGCCCATACAACGGCCTCGACTTCGGGTTCGCGCAAGACCCTACAGCCGCTGTCAAGTGCTGGATTTATGATGATCGGCTTTACATTGAGTACGAGGCTGGTCGTATTGGCCTGGAGCTTGACGATACAGCCGGTTACGTCAACGAGCGCGTGCCGGGATTCGCTGAACATGCCGTTCGTGCTGACTGTGCGCGTCCTGAGTCCATAAGCTACCTGAAGCGTCATGGAATGCCTCGAATCGAAGGCGTCACCAAGGGCAAGGGCAGCGTAGAAGACGGCGTAGAACACATCAAGAGCTATCAAGAGGTGGTCATTCACACTCGCTGCGTCAAGGTGCAGGAAGAGTTCAGGAAATACGGTTACAAGGTTGATCGTCTGTCTGGTGACATCCTCCCTGTGATCGTCGACGACTGGAACCACTACATCGACGCCATCCGTTACGCGCTTGAGCCTGTCATGAAGCTGAAGAACTCTGGTGGCATCCTTCTCCCTGCCCGCATGCGCCGGTAACAATTCTCCGGAGAACAGTTGACGCTGAGCCGAATGAACGCTACATTCAGCTCACAAACAAACGGAGGGTGGAAAGTGGAAGCTAAATTCAAGATGGGTGATCGTGTTGTTGTGTCGACTCAGTGCGATCACGCGCTAGGTTATGGAAAATCTGACGAGTTCCATGGGGCTAGCGGACACATTGCAGGAGTATGGACTTACGAAGGTGATGTATCGACAGACTATGACGTAATTATTGATGATCACGCATCACAGAATGCTCGTAGCTGCCCTGGATTTGAAGAAGAATGGCTGACATTGGAGGTCGTGTAATGGCTACTGAAAAAGAACGGAAATTGATGGGCGAGATCATGAATCTCGCGGTTGACGTGACTCTTGCTGGCGGGTTGTATACGGTCGCCGCCAGTTACATTGCGCACATTCATGCGTTCGAAGTTCGTGTGCTCAAGGGTGTTATCCAGATCAACGAAACTGCCGAGTGGGCGCATCTCTCTGGCCGTCACGATATCTGGACAGCCAAGGAATCAATCGAGCGACTTGAGCAGATGCTCACAGAAGTAAAACAATATCACCCAGCATTCGACGCGGACGGGGTTAAGTTATGAGTATTCCAGAAGGCGCAACACATGTAGTTGCAGATATCTACAGTCTACGAGATGCGCAAAAGGCAATGAACAATAAGTATCCGTATCGCAAGAAGGATGGAGATTTGTGGTTGGCATTCGTTGATGACGAGTGGGTTAACGTATGGCTTCCTGATCCTTCTCGCTATCAGAAGATCGAGAAGCAATGGTCAGGCCCGCAAGATGGGTTGCCGCCGGTTGGTTCTATTGTAGAAGTATTCGAATGTACGCACGACTACACAAAGCGATTCAATGGGCAGAAGGTTCGCATTCTTTGCCATGAGAATGATGTCGCTGTGTTCTCGGCAAAGAACTTTGAGTACCATGCGCTAGTCAAGGATAAGTTCAGGCCTATCCGCACAGAAGAACAACTAGCCGCCGAACAACGCGAAACCGCAATCCGCGAGATCATGGATATTGCCGATGTGGATTCCCGGGTTGCTGCGGCTAGACTGGTTGATGCTGGGTTTAAGCGGGAGGTGGTTTGATGGGTTGGCTAATTCTTGCGGTATATCTGGCTGGATATTTTGCCAGTTACAAATCAATCATGGCATGCCATAAAGGTGAGTTCCCATGCTTATGGGAAGACGAACATGAGCGGGCAGGATTTGTTTTAGCATCTCTTGGCTTTTCTATTGGTTGGCCTATTGCCTGGCCTGCTTTCGTTTCTTTGTGTGGCTGGCACGGATTCAAATACAAGTAAAACAAAAGGCCCTCTAAACAAGGGCCTTTTTCTATTTCAGCTTGCGCTTGGCTCGCTCGATGATTCCAGGCGATAAAGGCTCGCCTTTTTCATTGACGATCACCTCTATTTGGGCGCAATAACAAAATATCGCGTTTGGCACAATTGAATACCAAGTAGCAACTTCCTGAATAGTGAACAACTTTGCATGACGATCTCGGTGTGTTTGGCGAGTTGTGCTCTTGAGTGCAGACAAGTGCAGCAGCTTTGTCAGGATGCCTAGATCAACCTGCGCCTGCTTAGCCTCTTCTCGGCGAGCCGTACGCATGGCGTTGACGATCTCTGTTTGTGCAATACGCCGGGCATCAAACTGACTAACGCCAATCCTTGCCTCAATGTTCTCTGCGATCTTCCTTGGGTTAAGACCTTCGGTCATTCCGCGAGCAAGAGTGGACGACAGATCGCCCTTCATGCTGTCGGCAATCTTCTTCATTTCATTGAAAGATCGCGCTTGCTGAAGGCTTAGGCGTCTACGGTATACGGGCGTATTCAGCAGATAGTCAAGAGTCGGCCTGCTCATCTCGTATTCGACAGACTGGATAGATAGGTTTGACTGAACTAGCGCTGTGCCCTGAACATAAGCCGGAGTCACGTACGAGGAAAGCATCCAATTCGATTGCGGCGTTCCTTCGTCGATCAGCGTGTCGATCAGCCTGGAGATCTGGTTATCCATGTCGGCTAGGATGAAATCGTCTAGCTCAAAAATGTATGTCTTCTGTTCGGCATTAACCGCGTTCAGGGTGACGACCTTGTACGGAATTCTGTTGAATATCGCCATAACGCCTTTCTGGACGGCATCGATTCTCCTGGCGAAATCTTTCTCTGCCTTTGCAACCCTTCGCTGCTGGCCAGTCAAATCTGTACTGCTGCTTGGAAGAACTGGCTGCTTTGACATGTTGTAACCTCATAAATATTCGTCAATTTTAGCACTATGGTAAAATAGATGCGCGGCTATCCCGGCCAGGAGAAAAGGCTTAACGCTGAAAGCTCTGCCGCAACATTTCATCAGCGAAACCTTCAGCGAGGTTTTTAGTGATTTCAATCGGTCATCAGTGGTCTTGCAGCAACGGCGCAAAACTCACATTCATTTCAGAGTCTGCACAGATAAACGGTCATCGCGTAGCCGTGCTGAGGTGCTCTATCTGCTCAAAAGACAAGCAACTTTGGCCTGATGGCTCCATAAGATCGAAGATACTGCATATGAATCAAGGAAAGAGGCCTTGCGGATGCTCTGTATCTCCAAAATGGTCTGCAAGTCAGCAGAGGCTTAGGGCATCAAGGGCATTAGCCGGTGACGGATATTTTTTTATAGCATGGGAAAATGAATTCAAAGGCAAAGACTCGAAGCTAATCGCTCACTGCCCGAAGCATGGCAGCTTCACCGTGGCGATGGGGCACTTGATGACGAGCGGCACTCGATGCCAGTTGTGCGGCAATCTTAGGAAATCATTCTCCGAGCCAGAGATTATGGATAGGATCAGCGAGTCAGTTGGCGGGCGCGACTGGTCGTTCTCTAGATTTGTTGGGAGTTTCATTGGATACGCATCGAGAGTAATGATGGAGTGCTCGCATCATGGAGAGTGGGAAGCGTCAATAGACACCATTTATCGCCATGGATGCGGATGCCCTTCATGCGCAAAAAGAGGGTTTCAGAATAGCAAGAGATCTGTGGTGTATGCGCTTAGAAGTGATTGCGGTGCTTATCTAAAAATAGGAATATCTGGACAGCCAAAAAAGAGATTGGCCAGCTTGGCAAGAGATACGCCATTCAAGTTTTCCGTCGAGAGGATATTCAGGCGTAGCGGTAATTCAGCGATTTCCATAGAATCTATAGTGCATAGATCTTATGAATCTGCCGGATTCAGAGGTTGGAACGGAGCAACAGAATGGCTTAAATACGATCCAGAGATAATCGAATACATACAGCAACGGGCCATGTAGGCCCGTTTTTCACTACTCCTGCTGCTCTGGCGGATCTTGATCTGGAAGGGGTGGCAGATCTTCGGTATTGTCGTAGCCACCGACCTCTCTAATCTCTTCTGGCGTAAACACAGCCTCGCCAAAACCAGCCATCTTCTGATTGACCGTTGCCATCTTGTCGGCAATCGTCATCTTCTCGTCTTTGCTGGCTTCAGTCAGATCGTCCCAACAAACCGAATATTCCAGAGTCAGCAGCACACCAAGCCGCATCAGATGATCAACAAACGTCTCAATGTCAGAGGACAACAGGCTAACCCGACGCCCCTGGCAGCGCTTGTTGAACGTCTTCTGGTCTTCGGTAGACGCTCGCTCACCAGTCTGATTGCCAACGATGATCTTGGATGGGATGCGGATAGACGCGCAGAAGGATTGCAGGGACACGTCGAAGGCTGGGATTGGATCCGGAACGTTAGCTACCAGAGGCGTTACAGTGGCCCCCTTGGTAATTACCGTCTGATCCTGCCCACGGTTCATGCCGCGAGTTACTTCGTCGAAGATGTCTTGTAGTTCGCCTACAGCCACACCGTGCGCACGAGCAATTGCGTCAAGGTCTACATCCTTATCGAAGTTGATTGCCAATTGACGGCTAGCGTTCTTCAGGAAGGATTCGCCAGACCCGCCGAGCACCTTCTCCATGTTCACGCAGTCATTGAAGCCGGCTTGCAGGAACGGAATCCCGTTGCGCATATCGCCAATGACCACAACGCGATCAGGGTGAACGGTAATGATCCGACCTGGCTCAGCATTAAAGTTATCGTTCAGCGCGTTTTCGGTGTAGATGAACTCTTTTGGCTTTCCGAAGTTGGCATCTGCCGGGTTGTCGTACCAAGACGAAACGCGGATCTGTGCCTCCCATGCCGGCAGGAGGTTAATCAATTGCGCTTCGGAAGCCTTGCCAACTGGCTGATCCCACTGCTTAGAATCCTTGAATTGCAGAAGGATGCACGAATAACGCCCAACCAAACGGCGCATATCAGCATCGCGGAACTTCTCCCACAGCTTCAGGCGTTTTGCTAGCTTCTTGAACTGCTTCTCCCAAGCAGTAGGAGCCTCTGCGCGATCTTCCTCGTCACCCTCGATAACCTCTGGATCTGTAGACCAGCAGTTCTCGTTGAGCGTCATTACCGCGCCGTGAGCAATGCCGCCGCGCTCAAACAGGCGATAGTAATCATTGAAGCAGAGATCCGGCTTGTAACCATAGCTGCACCAGGCATCAGGCCGTTTGTTATCGATTCCGTCCATTAGCAGCGACTGACGGCTAGCCACAGCCTGCCGCTCGCTCAGTGCCGAGTTAAGCGCCATCTCTAGTGCAGGCGTGCGTTTCACAGTCATAAAATAGGGCCTCGTAAATTATTTACATTATACCTTGCGCGGAAGGTTGGATTCGGCTAAGGTTTGTGGACATTAATAGGAGGGTGGACAGGATGAAATTGGTTGAATTGTTGGCTAAGGAATTGAGCAAGTGGCCAGTCGGCGAAGGGTATGCAGTTCAAGATAGTGACGGAGAAGTAAAGTTCGGTTTTGGCAATGATCCGGAAAAGAGCGATGGCGGTAAAGTTTGGCTTCGCGCACAAGCTGCATCTGCGGTCAGGATGGATCTTGCATTGGCCGAAGATTGCGCGACCGCTATCGTCACCCGCGAAATGTGGCAAGCCGAGCGCGACCGTCAGAAGGGTGGCGAGTGGAAGCGGCATCGCGGGGGTAAATGTCCAGTTCCAGCTGGTACCAAGGTAAGTACTCGCCATCGCAACGGTGAAGTGGTTGATGTGCATTTCCACACAGCTACAACCGGATCTGGCCCAGCGACAATGAACACGATCTGGAAGCATACAGGCGATGATCACGACATCATGCAGTACAAGGTAATCAGCCAGCCACAAGCGGAGGAGGTAGAGACCTTTTCTGAATCAGTCCATAAACCAATCATTGAGGCTCTGAATACTATGGCATCAGAATGGCACGAAGACCAAATCGACGGCCCGATCAAGTGGCGCGATACAGTCAACGAGCTAGACGCCTACATTGAGGAATTCACCCGTCAGCGTGAGGCGCTGATTAACCGTCTTGCCGATGAAGGGTTTGCGCTGATTGGCAAGATCAATAAGAATTTGGACAAGATCGATGCGACTCTTAATATGACCGATTGGCGGAACTGGAAGGCTGGGGATATTGTTGTGTGTAAAACAGATAATTCTGGACAATTTACAAAAGGGTTTAGATACGAAGTCGAAAGCGTTAACAATGATCGCGCCTATCGTCGAGTGAGTATTTCTTGCGACGACAATCAAGAAAAAAACGGATGGGGTGCTGAGCACTTCAAGTTTCATCATCGACCATAAATACAAACAATCAACAAAGGCCCTCCTAGCACGAGGGCTTTTTTGTGCGTGATAGAATAACGGCTATCTATTGGAGGGTTAGCCCTGTGAAAAAAACGCGTGTAAATATCCTGTCGGCGGTTAACGCTGACTCGATCAAGATTGAGCGCACGGAGATTGACGGCGAGAAGTATGCCGTGATCAAGAATGTGTTGTGGATGAAGGACAATATCGTTTTAAACGATGGTCTGTACTCTTCCTCTGAGAACGCCAAGGGTTACGCCTCGATGGATGGCCGCGTGATGCCATTCGGGCACCCGGAAGTAAACGGTCAGTACGTCGCTATCAGCTCTCTAGACAACGCTGATGTAGCGGTGGCGCTAGGCAAGCACTATGGCGGTGTTCACGCT